TTATAATTTTGACGAAAACCGATTTCGCCAGCTTGTTTTTTGATTGCCATCTTATTGTCCTTGTGGGGGTGTGGGTGGTTGTAAGTCTGCTTGTTGCTGTTGTAAACCAGCTTGCTGTTGTGTTTCTAAAGTTGATTGTTGTTGATCTGCAGCAGCTTGCGCTTGTTGCTTAACAATGTCTGAATCATGCTGGAATTGTTGCTGTTGGATCTCAATTCCATGGTCGCGAATGCTTTGTTCAGCTTCCATAGTAGCCTGACGTGCCAACATATCTTGTTCATGCTGCATATTAACTTGGTCAGAGTTCAAAGCCATCTTGGCGCTAATTTCAGCAATACGTTCACGTGAAGAATTATTAATATCTGCCAAAGCAATCTGTGTTGCGTTCTTTTGGTTGTCGATAGTAGTCTGTGTATCGTACTTGGCTTGCAAATCGAGCACTTGACGTTGCAATTCGGCAATTTTGAGCTGGTACTCTTGCTCTGATTTTGCTTGATCCATTTGCATACGTGCTTGTGACTCGGCTTGTTTGCGCTGTGTCTCTGCCATCTGTGTTTTGAGGATAACCTGAGCAGTTGGATCTTGAGCAGCTGCGTTGGCTTGTTGGGCTTGTTGGGCTTGTTGCACTTTTTGAGCCAATTGACCAATTTGCTGAACAAATGGCTGCATTGTTTGCTGTGAATCTTGAGAAACCATTTGGGATGCCAATGCAAGCGCTTGTTGTGCGTCTTGATCCAGTGGTTTTTCTTGGTGTAACTCAAGTGTATCTTCACCACCTGCAGCGTGTGCAACATAATTGCGCATAGACTGCAAATAATGCAATGTTAAGTGTTGCTTTAAGTGTTCAAGTGCATGTGGAGCAAATGCGGGCCCAATAACTGGGTTACCACCATAAGCTGGGTCCATAGCATATTGCAAGTGAATCTTAATGTGAGCAATGTGGTCTTGGTCTGGGTATGCAGCAGCTGGACGGCCCATAGTCATTGAGACGTTCTCTAATGCTGGGTTAGATTCTTTCGCGCCCATTGGGTTTGGTAGAATTTCTTCGATGCCCGGCACTTTCATTTGCTCTAACATACGGCGGTATACAGCGCGCATGTCGAACATATTTGGTGTTGCAGTGTTGGCAGCAGTTGCCATTTGCAATACAGCTTGGTTCTGTGCAAGACGTTGTGTCTCAGAGAAAATATTAGGGTCTGAAACAGGACGTACGTCGTTGTTGTTGGCAAAGTCACGTACTTCAATTTCTTCACCAGACTGGTTATCCATTTCTGGTAGGAACCAGTGGTTAATGCGAGAGATGATAGCCAGTGATTTAGCTTGGCTTCGGTGCATACGAGCATGGATGCTTGAGAATACTTTAGCACCTTGTTCAATAAGCGCTTGTGCTGTTCCAACAGGCATGTTGTTGTTAGCTTCGCCAATTTTCTCTTCAGAAGTAGTGACAACGCCTTTAGCTGCGTCAGTTAACCAACCCATCAACTCCAATAATACGGATGATGGTGGGTTAAATGGCATAGCCATTGCAATCTTACGCACATCGTCAACGCCCGGAGCGCCTTCGATTTCAATAACTTGAGTAGGCTCTATTCGGTCAGACTGGCCACCAATGCGTCCACCCTTGAGCTTAAGCATCGTCTGGCTGTTGTTGATATGAGCAGAATCAAGGAGAGCACGAAGAGAGCCAGTGAGAGCAGCAGACAGGCCGCCAATAAGATGGGGGAGACCAATAGCGTAAGCGCCACGCCAAGGAATGAACTTGTACTCGACGTACCAATCCAGTTTCGTGAGTTTTTCATTGTTTGCTTCCCAGTTCCTGTACAAAGACAACACTTCACTGGTTGTCTCATCGATTGTCATAATGTACGGGGCGCGACGTCCATCAGTTTCTGGGTCGTCATCGAGGCGCATGAAACATGTAATCTCATAAACACGACGCAGTCCGTCAATGTTTTTGGATGGTTCAGATTTGCCTTCGATTTTGTCGTTCGCTTCTTGGGAACGAGTTTGGTCTGTTAGGGGAGCATCAGAAGAATAGTCACTATCGATATCACGGTAGATACCAGAATCAATGCGTTGTAAGAATGTGTCTTCTGTAATGTCTTGTACTTCAGTTACACGTTGTGCTGTGTAAAAATTTGTAGATGAGTAAGGTAAAATGATGTTGTCAATTGGCACCCACTCGCACATTGGGCGAGCTTGCTCTTCATCGAAACGCCATTTAAGGAATTGGGATCCGCCGAGTGGCAATTGAGTAAGCAGCTGCTCCATCTCATCACGGTACTCAGGAATCTGTTCAGTTAACTGCCAGTTCATAAAGTTTACTTTACGATCTGCAGTCTCTTCTTTTATTCTGTCGGCTTCGCCTTTGATGCTTGACTTAACCAGTCCATCAGGCGGGAGTAATTCTTTTGCGGCTGATGCAGCAAAGTCCACACATGCTTCCGCCATGACTGGATGGACGACTTTAGAAGCACCATCAAATGTTGCACCACCCGGTGCATCTTTGCCAAGTCCTGTGCGACGTAATCCTTCTTCATATTGTTTATCTCTTTGTTTACGAGACTCTTTATCAACATCAATAAGGTCTAAGTATTCATACGCAAGTTTGCTTAAAACATCTTCGTCAAATACTTCGGCCAAGTTGGAGTAGAACTCGGGGTTCTTACGTGGGCCTTCGGTTGGTTGGAAATTAACTACTACAGATCCGTCTTCTAATTCAATGACTTCACCCTCGGCTTCTCCCGGATCTAATCCAAGAGCGTCCTCGTACATATCCATTTCTGCATCTTGTTCTTGCGCTTGTTGCAGATTTTCCTCTGTATCAAGGCCGGGCAGATTTTGCCCCATTTGCATTGGGATTTGTGGTTGTGCCATAGTTTTTAACTGAAAATTTTATTGAATGTCGCTGCAAGGGCCGGATGTACTGTTCCACCGGATGCGAATTTTTGTCTGAGTTCGTTTACAAATATCTCAGCTCTCATGTCCTTTGGAGTGTTTACCTTGTGCCCAGCTGCTAAATGTGGCAATATTCCACTTTCTTGAAACAAAAGCTGTTTTGGTGTATTTAACAGGCCGTCAGAGCCCGGAGTTGCACCTGATTCTTCAAGAAGCATTTCGTGGGGAGTTTTAAGTAAGTCCATAATACTACTAATGCACAAATACAAGGCAATCCGCCCTATTGGGCATACGGATTGACAAACTTCTTGCCATATTCATCGTCGGCATAGCTATAATCACGTGCCGGTAGATAATCTAGCTGAATCCAGCCAGAATCGCGCAAAACGCGCAGAGCTTGGGATAGTGAGTCCACATAGTCATCATGCCCCCCGGCTTCTGGGAACGAACATACTTGGCGTAGGAACCGTTTTGCCCAGTCTGCATAGTCGCCTTTTTGCTGGGTGTCTTCTGGAATCCAAACTTTACCCTTAGCAACGAGCGGAGCTACAATGTTAAGACGCTGAACCTTATCGGCACGTCCCGGGTTATATCCACGCACCGGAACTCCAGCGCCTTGAAGTTCTTGTATAAGGGAAATACCAGCAGACTTGTCTTCCATCAAGATTAAGTCTGCTTTTTTGCCTTTACCAAAGTCATTATCCGCACCGTACACAACTTCTTTGAAGTCTTCAATAACTTTTCGGCGCAACTCTGGGTATGAAAGGTGGGCGTCCCAAGCATCAAGGAGGATCAGTGCCGTACCGGCGTCTTGTTGTTCAAATACTCCCCAGATCGTACACGCAGTTGGGTCGTTCATTGTCTTTTCTGAGGTTGCTGGATCGTATGAGGCAATCACATACTCTAAGGTTGGCGTTGGCTTATGTGCTGGCCACATTTTAAACATCTTACGTTTGATAATGCCAGCAGCTTCTGGGTCAAGGATTTCACCATAGATCTCCTGCCTTCCAATGTCAGTGCCATCATACGTTTCAAGCTGTTTGAAAAAAGTTTCTGATAGGTTTGCTCGGTTGTCGTAGGAGCTGGCGTTTGATACATAAACGTCACCACCTATTTTGCCTTCGTTGAGGTCGACGATGAGCTCTTTTGGTTTTGGCGTTGTTGTGATAATCTGCTGGACTCTTGGGATTCGAGGGTCCTTAAGACGCAGGGTGAACTGAACACCATCGTACGCATCATCGAGGTAGTCAAAAGCGCACAGCTCGTCGAACCAAGCCCCGTGGTATTGTTTACCGCGATACCGCTCTGGCTCGGATGCTGGAATTCCTTGTATGATGGAGCCATTGGTAAGGGTAATCTCGAAGAGGGACTTGTTGTAGTCTCTGATGAGGCTAGGTGGGATAATATTAAGGAGTCCGGAATCTCCCTCGAAACAAGTCGCTCGTATGTCGTTGGATGTGGGGGCAGTGACGAGCCAACGGGTGTTGCTATACTTCCAAGCACGAATGCCAATCCAATGGCTGGCAGTGTGCGTTTTGCCTGATCCGCGACCGGCAAGCATAAGAAACGTGTCATATTCACCATCGTCTGGCTCCTTTTGATGTGGTAAAGCCTGTAAAGACCATTTGACTTGCCAGATGGCAGCTTCAAGCTGGGCTATAGGCCAGTGTTTGTGGGATTCAGCAAACTTTTTGAGTATAAGTTCTTGTTTTGATGTTAGCATGTGGCTATAAACCCTTCTCCTATGAGGATAGTGTTAGTCGGCCCATCGGTTTCAATGTGAACGCACATTTGTGGCGGTAACTTGGAAATGTTTGTGACATACCTGCGGTCTACGTGAATGCGCATCTTGGGAGATTGTTGGTTATGAGTGAGCGGTAGTCTAGATTTGAACGATAGCGTAAAGCCTTTAGCTTCTAGCAAATGTGTTTTTATTCCAAGTGACTCAACTAAATGCTGCATCTGCGCAATAAACGGACGGCTAACTGATGTGATACGAAACCTATCTTCTTTTTGGTAGTACTGCTGGGGTTTAGCGTGTAGTATACCACGAAGTAGCTCAAGACGCTGTTCTACAGAACCCATCAGGTAATTCATTGGGATTTTTTTGGGGATGTTGGGTATTAGCTGGGATTCTACAGACGGGGTTGTGGACATACCGCGGTGGTTTGTTTTGGGAATGTAGCCGTATTCTTTAAACTTTTCAATCACATAGTCACGATGGCCCCCAACAAAGCTGTATCGGTTGTTTCCTTTACGGTTTACGAACCAGTAACCAAATACAAACGGAGCCACGGGTAAGTCTTGGTATGGAAACTCTATGGGCTGAGTGGTCGGAATCGAAATCGAGTGCCGATTTGATTTGGTTCTAAGTGGTGTAGTAAGGAGATCTTGCACAGGAATGTGCTTTAGGGGGCGCCGGAATGGCTGTACACCTTTGTAGTCGGCAATGCGCCTACGGTATTTGGGTGTCTCAACCAGAAATCCGAACTTTGAATCGCCGGCGGCTGTGAGGTAATCGTTGAATGTGATTTGGTAGCAGTCAGAAGAGTGGTACTCTTGGACCAGCTTTACTTTTACAGGTTTACCACTGTGGTCAAACACATAGTCGCCAACTTGCAGTTTGTTAGCGCTCTTCCAAAAATCAAGGGTTAACACCTTTTCTGTTGCTAGTATCGCCATAAAAATTATTGAGGACCCATCGGTCCAGCCATCTCCCTAACGGAATGCGTATTTTATTTTGGATGGCATAGGGTAAGCGTTGGATATCTATGACATCAGTTACTTTGAGTCGGAATTCCAAGTAGCGGGAAGTCTCTTTGTCAAGAATCTCCACCGGGGCATCCACGATTTCAAAGTTATTCTTATCGCAAACCAGAACTCGCAAGCCAAGGAACTGGCCCTGAGCATTTTCCAACGCTCCTTTGATCTGATACGCGTAATCATTCATAAACCTACTAATGCAAACAATTGGGGGTTGGCGCCCCATACCAATGAAATATGCCTCGACTCTGTCCCCATTTGTCACAGTAGTCACAGTAGTCAGGGTCTAATCGTGTTTTATCCCAGTATAAATACTTTTATTTTATTTTATTTTAAAAAAAGTGTATTAGAGGGTGACTACTATGACTACTGTGACAATGTTGCTGTAAGTCCATGATAGATCGTCTTCAAATGAGAATCATTATCAGTAAATTTGTACCCCTTGTCAGGGTACGTTTTAAGATTTCTCAT